TTCAATATATATCCGCAGAATTTACCTGCCAAAAAAGGGAAAAACGACAATGAGCATTTTCCTTATGTGCTTGTATGTCTTGATGAAGAACAGATCAACGGCGAGGAACCACAAAACATGTGTTCCGTATATTTTCTGATCGGAATCTACGACAAAAATCCGAACAACCAGGGGCATTTTGATGTGGCCAATGTGATGAACAAGCTGGAAAAGCGGTTTTTATCAAAACGTCTGATTGACAGCAGATACCGGATTGCTTTTCCGTTGACAAAAAAATTTCAGGAAGAAGATACGTGGCCTAAATTTTTGGGCGGCATGTCAACAATATGGACGGTGGAAGCACCGAGAATCGAGGAAACAGAATATGATTAAAGAAAATGAACAGGTCATGTATATGGGACCTACCATTCGCGGCGTCGTCAAAAGCGGCGCCGTTTTTAGCGGCGGCATTCCGAAGGATTTGGAAAAGCTGGCAGAAGAGAAGCCGCTCATCAGCAATCTGATTGTGCCGCTTTCCGGGATTGTGCAGGCGAAAAAGGATATTGGTACGGAAGGAACCGTAGCAGCAGTCGCCTACAGCCGGATTTCGGAACTTTCTGAAACAGAGATCAGAAAAATTACGGAAGGAGCGTAAAGCATGAATTCAAATTATAAGCATGGGATAGAAACCAGGCGTGTAGCAACACAATTATCGATTCCGATTACAGCGGACGGGTGTCTGCAGTGCGTGATAGGAACAGCTCCCGTCAACATGGCGGAAGATCCTTATGATACTGTGAATAAGCCTTTTTCGTTTTATAAAAAATCGGCGGCAATCGCAGCACTTGGTTATAGCACGGATTTTGAAAATTATACGTTGTGCCAGTCCATGTATGCAACTTTTGATGTGTTCGGCGTTGCACCGGTTATCATGATCAACGTGCTGGACCCGGAAAAGCACGTCAAAGCGCAGCTGTCGAAAGAATATGCGGTTGAAAGCGGCAAAATGATAATTGATGAAAAAGGAATCCTTCTGGATAAACTTTCCATTTCGTCCACAGGTGCAGCGGAGAATGTCTATAAGGCTGAAGAAGATTACGTTGCCACCTTCAACACGGACGGAACGGTCACGGTTGCCATTATTGCCACAGGTGCGGCAAAGGATGAAGAAAAGCTGAAAGCCACGTTTGTACAGCTAGATCCATCGGCTGTTACTTATGAGGATGTGATCGGTTCCTACAATGTGAAGACAAAGAAAAGAACCGGGATGGAGCTGATTGACCGCGTATATCCAAGGCTTGGGCTTGTGCCTTCTCTTTTGCTGGCGCCTGGATGGTCGCATAAACCGGCCGTTGCGCTTGCACTTGTGGCAAAGGCGCAGTCGATTTTCAGTCTTTTTACGGCGAAGGTTGTCGTGGATCTGGACACGGCAGAGGGCAAAGCGGATTCTATGGAGGAAATCAGGGAATACAAAGACAACAACGCATATTCTGACCGGAATATGATTGTTGCATGGCCTCTCGTTGGCGTCGGTGATTACAAATATTATTACAGCGCACAGCTTGCGGCACACTTGGAATATTTGTCGGCAGACAATGGCGGCGTGCCGTCAAAATCACCGTCTAACAAAGACATTAAGATCACAGGGCTTTATACAGCGGACGGAAAGGAAATCACGCTGGATATGGACGAGGCAAATGATTATGCCAATGCCTGCGGAGTTGTCACGGCGATTAATTTCAACGGCTGGAAATGCTGGGGAAACAATACGGCAGCATATCCTTCTTCGTCTGATCCGATTGACCGCTGGATCAATACGGTAACGATTTTTGACTATATGGAAAATAACTTTAAGCTGACCTTTTTCCAGAAGGTTGATGAACTGGCAAGCTACCGTCTGATCGACATGATTGTTTCCGGGTTCAATATGCAGTTGAACAGTCTGCAGGCTTCGGATGATATTGCCGGCGGCGAGATTGTATTTGAACATGATGAAAATCCAATCAGCGAGATTTTGGACGGACACATTTTATTTCACACTTATGTTGGTGGATGGGCGCCGGCTGAATACATAGAAAATGTATTTGAATTTGATCCTACCATCACAGAAGCTGCGCTGGAAGGAGGTGCTGAATAATGGTCATACCTACAGTATTAAACAATTTCAATATGTATGGGGAATCGCATAAGTTTTTAGGCGTCTCCCCTGAAGTAACTCTCCCAAACTTTGAATATTTGACGGAAACCATTGACGGTGCCGGGATCGGCGGAGAGGTTGAGGAAGCAATCGAGGGTTCTTTTGGATCACTGGAAACAGAAACCACGTTCCAGAACATAGGAACGGAAATGTTTGATTATATCACGCATACAGGAATGGTAGTATACCGGGGCTCTATGCAAATGACAAACACGGCAACACAGACAAATGAATACCAGGGAATTGTCATAACCACAAAGGGAAAGGTGAAGTCGTTTGACATGGGAACTCTGAAAAAAGGAGGCAAGGGCGAGCCAAAAATTGTAAGGGAACTGACTTATTGCAAGATTACAATCGGCGGGAAAAATGTCCTGGAACTGGATAAATACAACTTGATCTGGAAACTGAATGGTACTGACCTTCTAGAAAAAGTCAGGAGCCAGATATAAAAAAAAGAACGAGGTGAAATAGACATGGAATATGCAGAAACAAACAGGGAAGATTATGCCGGGGAAAAGGAAGCAGAAAATACAGTTCTGGAGATTGCGGTTGCGGCACCGGCAGCAGATGGGAAGGAAACACTTCTCCCGAAAAAAGAAGGGGCGGAGGACGAACTGATCATCAAATACCGCAAGCCGTTTCAATTTGAGGAAGAAACCTTTACGGAGATTGACCTTCATGGGCTGGAAGATTTGCGTGGGCGCGATCTGACAACAATTGAAAAGGCGTTCAATAAAACAGGCGTTTCCTCATTTGTTCCGGAAAGCACAACAACCTATGCGAAAATCGTTGCTACAAAAGTAACCGGTCTTCCGGCTGAATACTTTGAAGAGCTTCCGGTAGGTGAGATTGAAAAGATCAAAAATGCCGTTGTGGGTTTTTTCTACAAAGACGAATAAGGCATGATTCGGGGCGTGACATACAGAAAACATCGGTTCATCTTGCTATGGCAACGAATACAGGAATTGATTTTTTCACTGACCTTCCGATTAAGGATTTTCTTGATATAGCAAAGGAGGTGGCGGAAATCGGCAAGCAAAACAACATACGAACTGGCAGTAGAAATTGGAGGTAAAATCCAGAGTTCACTTGAAAAAGCTGTTGGCGGTGTAAATAAAAAGCTGGATTCCATTGGAAAAGCTGCAAAAACAGCGGCGAAAGTTGCAACGGCAGCTTTTGCTGCCGTTAAGGTCGGGGATTTTGTAAAGGACGCTGTTTCTACATATTCGGATTTTGACCAGGCAATGGCCAATACAGCGGCTACGGCTGGTGCAAGCGCAGAAGATTACGAGAAGCTGGAAGCTGCGGCACTGGAAATGGGGAAAAAAACAACCAAAACAGCAACGGAAGCGAGCGAGGCTCTTGGGTATATGGCACTTGCCGGATGGGATGTTGATACATCGGTATCAGCGTTAGAGCCTGTCCTTCGCCTTTCTGAAGCTACTTCGATGGATCTTGCAACATGTTCCGATCTGGTGACAGATTCCATGAGTGCATTAGGCCTTACCGTCGATGATTTATCCGGTTATCTGGATGTGGCGTGTAAGGCGAACAATAAATCAAATCAGACAGCGCAACAACTGATGGAAGCATATATTGGTTGCGGCGGCGTTATGAATAATCTGGGCGTGGACGTGGAGGATAGTGCCACGGCACTCGGTGTCCTGGCAAATAGAGGCATCAAAGGATCTGAGGCTGGAAACAAATTGAATACAGTCATGATCAACCTGACTTCAGGAAGCGGACAGGCTGGGGAGATGATGAAAAAGTTAGGGATTTCCGCGTTTGATTCCGAAGGAAAGTTCATAGGGTTACAGGAAACGCTTGAACTTGTGAATGATGCAACAAAGGATATGACAGAGGAAGAACGGAATGCCGCCCTTGCTGCAATCGGTGGAAAAACGCAGATCGACACGCTGAATGACCTTCTGTCCGGGCTGAATACCACAACGGAAGATGGCGTGACAGAATGGGATTCACTGAATCAAGCGTTGTATGATTCCGAAGGTGCTATGTCGGATATGGCAGCACAGGTCACAGACACGCTTCCTGGTGCATTATCCGTATTTGGGTCAGCGGTGGACGATGCAAAGATTCGTCTATGTAAGATTTTTGCACCGATGGCGAAGGATGCTATTTTTGCGGTTGCTGATTACATACCCAAAATTACAGATAAAGTGACGGAGTTTCTCCAGACATTATCAGAAAAAGCAGTTCCAGCAATTAGTTCTTTCAAAAATAAGGCGCTTGCACTTTTTAGCAAAGTAAGTCCTGTATTGGAGGATATTGGTGAAAAGGGGGCATCGGCATTTCGTTTTCTTGGAAAAACAGGAAAGACAGCTATTGAAAATGTAAAAACAGCTATTGATGAGAATAAATCAGCCATTGACAAGGTTATCGGTGTTGCACTGGATCTGAAAGACAAACTTTT